TTACTTCTTCGCCTCTGCAACCACTTTACTACCCACGCCGCGGTTATTGTATTCCCACATGCGGTTGTAGTTAGTGTCATTCAGATTGCGCTGTATTTCGTCGTTATCATCTACGCTGCCGGTATTACCCGCAAACGGACGATTAGAGATCACCGCATCGGCCCACGGTTTAGCCGTGTTAAAACCTTCGTTGATGGCGCTATCACGGATCACCACCTGACCGTTGGTATTGGCATCAACATCCAGCGAGCGGCCCAGTTGCGCCACACCATCACCGAAAGCATTGAAACGGCTGTTTACGGCGAGGAAACCGTAGTAAATGTTGGACAGCGTAGCCGGTGCAAACACATACGCTTCTTGCTGAGTACGTGAGTTCACCACGCGGAATTCGGTGTTATCGAACACCACTGCGCCGCGACCAGAAACGATATCCACATCCCCTTCAATGTAGCTGTTGGTCACCAGCGTACGCGGCTGACGGTTGGTTTCCAGACGGTTCTGCACACCGCTGTTGGTGACAAAGAAGGTGTTCTGACGACCGAGAATGTTAACGTTGTTAATCTGTACCTGGTCACCATCAGTACGCAGTGCCACCGCCGGATGGTTACCTGCATCTACGCTATCGCCCAGCGTGTTTTCGATGGTCAGATTTTGCAGTTGCAGGCCATTGTTTTGTGACCAGAAGACCGCAGAGCAGAGAACACCGATACTGTCGCTGCGTTTGCTCTGGCAGCTATCGTACATATACCACGCTGGTTTACCTGGCATATATTTGCCGCGCGGGTTGACGTCGTGACGCCAGTCGGCAGGGCTCATGCCCCCATCAAGGGAAAGCCCAATCTTCACATCAATCGGTTTTTCACCTGTACCGTACAGAGTAATTCCACCCGGAGCAGCAGGGACATACACCGTTCCCTGATACTCACCAAGCATCACGGCAATATACTGGCGCTTGTTAGTGCGCTTGATAATTGCCGCATCTACCGCCGCCTGAATCGTGGTATGCGTTACACCTTGAGTACCCGCCGGGCCGACAACAAAGTCAGGTTGCGCAGGCAGGGTAATCGGGGAAGGATTCCACGCTGCAGCACCTGGTGTCAGGGATGCAAAATAGTGTTGAGCATCGAAATTCTGCGCTTCTTTTGCCGACAGAATCGGGCGAGAAGAGGTACCAGGCGCGGTTTGATCAGAAGGACGTTGATCGGGTGGTGTTGAGCTACAGGCGGTCAGCGTCACGCCAAAAGCCAATGCCAGCGCCAGACGGGAAACTGAAAATGTGTTCACAGGTTGCTCCGGGCTATGAAATAGAAAAATGAATCCGTTGAAGCCTGCTTTTTTATACTAAGTTGGCATTATAAAAAAACATTGCTTATCAATTTGTTGCAACGAACAGGTCACTATCAGTCAAAATAAAATCATTATTTGATTTCAATTTTGTCCCACTCCCTGCCTCTGTCATCACGATACTGTGATGCCATGGTGTCCGACTTATGTCCGAGAAGATGTTGAGCAAACTTATCGCTTATCTGCTTCTCATAGAGTCTTGCAGACAAACTGCGCAACTCGTGAAAGGTAGGCGGATCCCCTTCGAAGGAAAGACCTGATGCTTTTCGTGCGCGCATAAAATACCTTGATACTGTGCCGGATGAAAGCGGTTCACGACGAGTAGATGCAATTATGGTTTCTCCGCCAAGAATCTCTTTGCATTTATCAAGTGTTTCCTTCATTGATATCCCGAGAGCATCAACATGCAATGTTGTAGGGATGGCAATTTTTACGCCTGTTTTGCTTTGTTCGACATAAAGATATCCATCTACGATATCAGACCACTTCATTTCGCATAAATCACCAACTCGCTGCCCGGTAACAACAGCCAGTTCCATTGCAAGTCTGAGCCAACATGGTGATGATTCTGCTGCTTGATAAATTTTCAGGTATTCGTCAGCCGTAAGTCTTGATCTCCTTACCTCTGATTTTGCTGCGCGAGTGGCAGCGACCGGGTTTGTTGTTATATGGCCTTCAGCTATTGCCTCTCGGAATGCATCGCTCAGTGTTGATCTGATTAACTTGGCTGACGCCGCCTTGCCCTCGTCTATGTATCCATTGAGCATTGCCGCAATTTCTTTTGTGGTGATGTCTTCAAGTGGAGCATCAGGCAGCCCCCTCCTTATTGCTTTAATTTTGCTCATGTAATTTATGAGTGTCTTCTGCTTGATTCCTCTGCTGGCGAGGATTTTTTCGTAGCGATCAAGCCATGAATGTAACGTAACAGAATTATCACTGTTGATTCTCGCTGTCAGAGGCTTGTGTTTGTGTCCTGAAAATAACTCAATATTGGCCTGTATTGCTTCAGTGATTGCTATCCTCCTGTCTCGGCCTAAACCAAACTCTTTACCCGTCCTTGGGTCCCTGTAGCAGTAATATCCATTGTTTCTTATATAAAGGTTAGGGGGTAAATCCCGGCGCTCATGACTTCGCCTTCTTCCCATTTCTGATCCTCTTCAAAAGGCTACCTGTTACTGGTCGATTTAAGTCAACCTTTACCGCTGATTCGTGGAACAGATACTCTCTTCCATCCTTAACCGGAGGAGGGAATATCCTGCATTCGCGCACCCATCGACGAACTGTTTCAAGGCTTCTTGGGCGTCGCTGGCGTGCGTTCCACTCCTGAAGTGTCAAGTACATCGCAAAGTCTCCGCAATTACACGCAAGAAAAAGCCGCCATCAGGCGGCTTGGTGTTCTTTCAGTTCTTCAATTCGAATATTGGTTATGTCTGCATGTGCTATCTGCGCCCATATCATCCAGTGGTCATAGCAGTCATTGATGTTCTCTGCTTCGATAACTCTGTTGAATGGTTCTCCATTCCATTCACCTGTGACTCGGAAGTGCATTTATCATCTCCATAAAACAAAACCCGCCGTAGCGAGTTCAGATAAAAGAAATCCTCGTCAGTGCGAGGATGCTGTTCATTGCTGCTATACACTTTTTTGCTCTCAACGTAAGCGGTAGCTCATTCTGTTGGGTTGGTGCAGTTGCTTTTAGGAAATGCTATTTACCCCTTAAACGTCGGCTGAAAGAGCTAAAATCCATGCAAAAAATTTACGCAATTTTGTGTATTATTGTGCAGTAAGTAATGAGCTATTTTCTGCGCAAAAAATGGATGGTAAATTTGTCCGGGGCAGGAAAAATTTTATGGACGCTAAACATGAAAAAAGATTCGTATCCTTATTTGATTTGCATGACAGTTTCAGGCCTGATCTTTATTTTCCTTTTCTTCTGGTGGCGGGCAGATATTTACAGGGTCACGTTTCTTAATCAGAGTATATCCCACTATTACATTCTGTTTAGCATGGGAATAGCTTTTCTGTTATCTCTGTTTTGGGTTAAGAAGGGGATAGTAAAACAAAGCGGCTGGAAGAGTCTGTCAGCATACCTTAAGGTTTATGCAGGGATGTGCATATTTGCTGGATTTTTTCTGATTATACCCCTTACAACACTAACTTATTTTTTGCCTGGAGAGACATCGTCTTATGTTGCACCGTATCGGTATACTTCCGGTAGTTCAAAAAGTTGTTCTGGAGCTGAGGTGGATGACCCCGATCTACATGAGAATATTCGCATTTGCTATCCGTATGGCAATTATGAGTACGATAATATTATCTATGTTGAAAAGAAAATTAATACATTAGGTGCGGTAGTAACATATGCACAGACCGCGCGTGATGATACTGAATGAGATAGTATATAGCGGGCAAGTTTTAGTTAATTTATCGAGGTAATATAATTTACCTCGACTCGTTTATTCTGGTATTAATATTTCGCTTTACGATCGATTTTTATCTGATGATATCATGCGGTTTTCATATACTGACTTACTGTCTTTTCTCCGTTAGCGATTTTCTCCTGCTCAGCGATGATTTTATCTTTGGCTTCTAGTTAATTTCGCTCACTTCGAACCTCTCTGTTTACTGATAAGTTCCAGATCCTCCTGGCAACTTGCACAAGTCCGACAACCCTGAACGGCCAGGCGTCTTCGCTCATCTATGGGATCGCCACACTCACAACAATGAGTGGCAGATATAGCCTGGTGGTTCAGGCGGCGCATTTTTATTGCTGTGTTGCGCTGTAATTCTTCAATTTCTGATGCTGAATCAATGATGTCTGCCATCTTCCATTAATCCCTGAATTGTTGGTTAATACGCTTGAGGGTGAATGCGAACAATAAAAAAGGAGCCTGTAGCTCCCTGATGATTTTGCTTTTCATGCTCACCGTTCCTTAAAGACGCCGTTTAACATGCCGATCGCCAGGCTTAAATGAGTCGGTGTGAATCCCATCAGCGTTACCGTTTCGCGGTGCTTCTTCAGTACGCTACGGCAAATGTCATCGACGTTTTTATCCGGAAACTGCTGTCTGGCTTTTTTGATTTCAGAATTAGCCTGACGGGCAATGCTGCGAAGGGCGTTTTCTTGCTGAGGTGTCACTGAACAAGCCCCATGTCGGCAAGCATAAGCACACAGAATATGAAGCCCGCTGCCAGAAAAATGCATTCAGTGGTTGTCATACCTGGTCTCTCTCATCTGCTTCTGCTTTCGCCACCATCATTTCCAGCTTTTGTGAAAGGGATGTGGCTAACGTATGAAATTCTTCGTCTGTTTCTACTGGTATTGGCACAAACCTGACTCCAATTTGAGCAAGGCTATGTGCCATCTCAATRCTCGTTCTTAACTCAACAGGAGATGCTTTGTGCATACMGCCYCYCGTTTATTATTTATCTYCTCAGCCAGCCGCTGKGCTTTCAGTGGATTTCTGGATAACAGAAAGGYCGGGAAATACCCAGCCTCGCTTTGTAACGGAGTAGACGAAAGTGATCGCRCCTACCCGGATATTATCGTGAGGATGCKTCATCGCCATTGCTCCCCAAATACAAAACCAATTTCAGCCAGTGCCTCGTCCATTTTTTCGATGAACTCCGGCACCATCTCGTCAAAACCCGCCATGTACTTTTCATCCCGCTCAACCACGACATAATGCAGTCCTTCACGCTTCATACGCGGGTCATAGTTGGCAAAGTACCAGGCATCTTTTCGCGTCACCCACATGCTGTACTGCACCTGGGCCATGTAAGCTGACTTTATGGCCTCGAAACCACCGAGCCGGAACTTCATGAAATCCCGGGAGGTAAACGGGCATTTCAGTTCAAGGCCGTTGCCGTCACTGCATAAACCATCTGGAGAGCAGGCGGTACGCATACTTTCGTCGCGATAGATGATCGGTGATTCAGTAACATTCACGCCGGAAGTGAACTCAAACAGGGCTCTGGCGTCGTTCTCGTACTGTTTTCCCCAGGCCAGYGCTTTAGCGTTAACTTCCGGAGCCACACCGGTGCAAACCTCRGCAAGCAGGGTGTGGAAGTAGGACATTTTCATGTCAGGCCACTTTTTTCCGGAGCGGGGTTTTGCTATYACGTTRTGAACTTCTGAAGCKGTGATGACGCCGAGCCGTAATTTGTGCCAYGCATCATCCCCCTGTTCGACAGCTCTCACGTCGATCCCGGTACGCTGCAGGATAATGTCCGGTGTCATGCTGCCACCTTCTGYTCWGYGGCTTTCTGTTTCAGGAATCCAAGAGCTTTYACTGCTTCGGCCTGTGTCAGTTCTGACGATGCRCGAATGTCGCGGCGAAATATCTGGGAACAGAGCGGCAATAAGTCGTCATCCCATGTTTTRTCCAGGGCRATYAGCAGAGTGTTAATCTCCTGCATGGTTTCATCGTTAACCGGAGTGATGTCGCGTTCCGGCTGRCGTTCTGCAGTGTATGCRGTATTTTCGACAATGCGCTCGGCTTCATCCTTGTCATAGATACCMGCAAATCCGAAGGCCAGACGGGCACACTGAATYATRGCTTTATGCCGTAACATCCGTTTRGGATGCGACTGCCACGGCCCCGTRATTTCTCTGCCTTCGCGGGTTTTGAATGGTTCGCGRCGGCATTCATCCATCCAYTCGGTAACGCAGATCGGATGATTACGGTCCTTGCGGTAAATCCGGCATGTACAGGATTCATTGTCCTGCTCAAAGTCCATGCCATCAAACTGCTGGTTTTCATTGATGATGCGGGACCAGCCATCAACGCCCACCACCGGAACGATGCCRTTCTGCTTATCAGGRAAGGCGTAAATTTCTTTCGTCCACGGATTAAGGCCGTACTGGTTGGCRACGATCARYAATGCGATGAACTGCGCATCGCTGGCATCRCCTTTAAATGCCGTCTGGCGAAGAGTGGTGATCAGTTCCTGTGGGTCGACAGAATCCATGCCGACACGTTCAGCCAGCTTCCCWGCCAGCGTTGCGAGTGCTGTACTCATCCGTTTTATACCTCTGAATCAATATCAACCTGATGGTGAGCAATGGTTTCAACCATGTACCGGATGTGTTCTGCCATGCGCTCCTGAAACTCAACATCGTCATCAAACGCACGGGTAATGGCTTTTTTGCTGGCCCCGTGGCGTTGCAAATGACCGATGCATAGCGATTCAAACAGGTGCTGGGGCAGGCCTTTTTCCATGTCGTCTGCCAGTTCTGCCTCTTTCTCTTCACGGGCTATCTGCTGGTAGTGACGCGCCCAGCTCTGAGCCTCAAGACGATCCTGAATGTAATAAGCGTTCATGGCCGAACTCCTGAAATAGCTGTGAAAATATCGCCCGCGAAATGCCGGGCTGATTAGGAAAACAGGAAAGGGGGTTAGTGAATGCTTTTGCTTGATCTCAGTTTCAGTATTAATATCCATTTTTTATAAGCGTCGACGGCCTCACGAAACATCTTTTCATCGCCAATAAAAGTGGCGATAGTGAATTTAGTCTGGATAGCCATAATTGTTTGATCCATTTTTTGGGACTCCTGGCTGATTAAGTATGTCGATAAGGCGTTTCCATCCGTCACGTAATTTACGGGTGATTCGTTCAAGTAAAGATTCGGAAGGGCAGCCAGCAACAGGCCACCCTGCAATGGCATATTGCATGGTGTGCTCCTTATTTATACATAACGAAAAACGCCTCGAGTGAAGCGTAATTGGTATGCGGTAACGCCGCGCTCAGGCGGCCTTGATAGTCATATCATCTGAATCAAATATTCCTGATGTATCGATATCGGTAATTCTTATTCCTTCACTACCATCCATTGGAGGCCATCCTTCCTGACCATTTCCATCATTCCAGTCGAACTCACACACAACACCATATGCATTTAAGTCGCTTGAAATTGCTATAAGCAGAGCATGTTGCGCCAGCATGATTAATACAGTATTTAATACAGAGCCGTGTTTATTGAGTCGGTATTCAGAGTCTGACCAGAAATTATTAATCTGGTGAAGTTTTTCCTCTGTCATTACGTCATGGTCGATTTCAATTTCTATTGATGCTTTCCAGTCGTAATCAATGATGTATTTTTTGATGTTTGACATCTGTTCATATCCTCACAGATAAAAAATCGCCCTCATCTTGGAGGGCAAAGAAGATTTCCAATAATCAGAACAAGTCGGCTCCTGTTTAGTTACGAGCGACATTGCTCCGTGTATTCACTCGTTGGAATGAATACACAGCGCTGTGTTTATTCTGTTGTTTGCGTGAAAATGAAATCCGCCTGAGCGGGTTATGACCACTTTTTGTTTGGGTTTCGTTGGTGAGCGTGGTTTACAGGATTATTTGATATACCCCATAACTCTGACTCGCTTATCTCTACACGAGAGAAAGACCTGCTTTCTTTCAGTTCTTTTATAAACCTAGAACCTAAGATGACATCTATTGTACCAGAAAGTTCTTGTAAAAGATCTATGTTTTTTCTGAGGAAGAAAATATCTTCTTTATATTTAATTTTTACATAGAATTTATTCTGTATTTTTAATATATCAAAGCATGGCAGATATCTATATCCCTCATATTTTCGCCATTGCTTAACAATTATAACATCTTTTTCATTTACTGCATTAATCAGCCCAAGACCAAGTACAGGTATGAATATTCTATTGTCTGCCGAAAGCGTACAATTATCACCACCAGGCAAATATGTATAAATCATGTCGGAATTTTTATACGCATCAACGAATGCACGTAAGAAGCGTACATATTTTTGCCATCCGTTTATACCGAATTTACCATATAAGTATTCTTTATTTGTTAGAAGAAAACTATTTGTATCAGGATCCTTATCTACAGACCTGTCGATAAGATCTCCAACTACGTTTACAAAGTCAAAGACAGAGTTTAATAAGAACAATTGTCTTTCAGTAGGGCGAATTTCAATTATGTAGCCAGGATGAAGACGATATTGCATCTGCTTACGAAGTATACCGAACGCTTGGGTCCGAGCATCTGAAAGCAACTTCTTGTCGCCATCGCCGTGAGCATTGTTTCTAATAAAACTGATATAATTTGCTAATTTTTCAGCCTCTTTTTTGTGTTTTTTTCGCTCTGATGCTGAGTCTATTGGTTTTGGTATGGACTTGTAATCAATCTTCTTCATTACGTACCTCATGCCAATGGAATGGATTCCCCTTTAACCTTTTGTCTTCCTTGACAAGTTATACCGAACTCACCTGGCTTGCTATACCAAACTCGATGATTCTTGCGCTCAATACGTTGCAGGTTGCTTTCAATCTGTTCGTGGTATTCAGCCAGCACCGTAAGGTCTATCGGATTCAGTGCGCTTTCTACTCGTGATTTCGGTTTGCGATTCAGCGAGAGAATAGGGCGGTTAACTGGTTTAGCGCTTACCCCAACCAACAGGGGATTTGCTGCTTTCCATTGAGCCTGTTTCTCTGCGCGACGTTCGCGGCGGCGTGTTTGTGCATCCATCTGGATTCTCCTGTCAGTTAGCTTTGGTTGTGTGTGGGAGTCGTAGTCCTGAACGAAAACACCCCGCAATGGCACATTGGCAGCTAATCCGGATTCGCACTTCCGGCCAATGCTTCGTTTCGTATCACACACACCAAAGCCTTCTGCTTTGAATGCTGCCCTTCTTCAGGGCTTAATTTTTAAGAGCCTCACCTTCAATGGTGGTCAGTGCGTCCTGCTGATGGCTTAAAATTACAAGGAAGATTGTATGTTGTAAACAAGAAATATTGTAAAAAGGGGCGTGAAAAACAAACTCCATTGTTTTTAAACGGAAAATAGTTTGTTTTTTTGTTATCGAGATTGAGGTGGGGATTACTGATTGCAGGTTCCGACTACATCACCAACAAAGGATTTGGTTGATGTAAGTTGTTGCATACCTGGGATGTTCATTACTTTGGAGTAAAGAGCTTTTTTGTCTGTAGTGATTGACCAAGTTTCAACGGTTATGCCTCCTCCAGACTGGTATTCTCCTACCATAGTGTTCGATGACAAAGCAGTGTATTTCATCTCTGGATAGACGCCAGAAACTGATTCATAAACTGATGATTTATCGCCATTTATTGTTACGTTGAAAACGGAATCTTCCGTGCTGTCTTTTGTAAACTCGTAACGATCGCCATTCATTGCCCCGTACCCGTGCAGGTTTGTGACAATCCAGCATTCAGAATTGGCGCTGGTAGTTAAGAGTATTGAGAGTAGCGCCGCAATCCTGATCATACGAATTTTACCCTCGCTTCCACGACAACACCGATAATCTTGCAGTTCCCGTTGATAGGAGTCATAGGCCATGAAGGATTCAGGCCTTTCAGGTACTTCTGACCGCCATCTATGACCAGTTTCTTGAATGTTGCTTCGTTCGCGTCAGTCAGTTTGGCTACAACAAGGCTTCCATTCACTGGCTCGCGTCCAGTATCTACTAACACCATATGACCTTCAGGGATGCTTTGACCTACAGGTGAGGTCATGGAATCACCTTCAACCTTCAGCCAGAATCCATTGCCTAATAAGTTAACGTCACTGTCATACCATTCATCAATGTCCTTGATATCGTAGGGTTCACAAGCTTCACACCACGAACCAGCTCTAACCATGCTAATCAATGGATATTTCCCTTTGGGCTCAACGTGCCCAACAAATCTAACATTCGAATCAGAGGTGCCATTGAGCAGCCAGTCAACACTTACGCCAAGAGCTGACGCAAGTTCTGGTAAAAAGCGTGGTCGCTTAGTTTTACCGTTTTCGAGCTGCTCTATAGACTGCTGGGTAGTCCCCACCTTTTGAGCAAGTTCAGCCTGGTTAAGTCCAAGCTGAATTCTTTTGCTTTTTACCCTGGAAGAAATACTCATAAGCCACCTCTGTTATTTACCCCCAATCTTCACAAGAAAAACTGTATTTGACAAACAAGATACATTGTATGAAAATACAAGAAAGTTTGTTGATGGAGGCGATATGCAAACTCTTTCTGAACGCCTCAAGAAGAGGCGAATTGCGTTAAAAATGACGCAAACCGAACTGGCAACCAAAGCCGGTGTTAAACAGCAATCAATTCAACTGATTGAAGCTGGAGTAACCAAGCGACCGCGCTTCTTGTTTGAGATTGCTATGGCGCTTAACTGTGATCCGGTTTGGTTACAGTACGGAACTAAACGCGGTAAAGCCGCTTAAGACATTCCCGCTCTTACACATCCCAGCCCTGAAAAAGGGCATCAAAATAAACCACACCTATGGTGTATGCATTTATTTGCATACATTCAATCAATTGTTATCTAAGGAAATACTTACATATGGTTCGTGCAAACAAACGCAACGAGGCTCTACGAATCGAGAGTGCGTTGCTTAACAAAATCGCAATGCTTGGAACTGAGAAGACAGCGGAAGCTGTGGGAGTTGATAAGTCGCAGATCAGCAGGTGGAAGAGGGATTGGATTCCAAAGTTCTCAATGCTGCTTGCTGTTCTTGAATGGGGTGTCGTCGACGACGACATGGCTCGATTGGCACGACAAGTTGCTTCGATTCTCACCAATAAAAAACGCCCGGCGGCAACCGAGCGTTCTGAACAAATCCAGATGGAATTCTGAGGTTATTACTGGAACTATCAACAGGAGTCATTATGACAAATACAGCAAAAATACTCAACTTCGGCAGAGGTAACTTTGCCGGACAGGAGCGTAATGTGGCAGATCTCGATGATGGTTACGCCAGACTATCAAATATGCTGCTTGAGGCTTATTCAGGCGCAGATCTGACCAAGCGACAGTTTAAAGTGCTGCTTGCCATTCTGCGTAAAACCTATGGGTGGAATAAACCAATGGACAGAATCACCGATTCTCAACTTAGCGAGATTACAAAGTTACCTGTCAAACGGTGCAATGAAGCCAAGTTAGAACTCGTCAGAATGAATATTATCAAGCAGCAAGGCGGCATGTTTGGACCAAATAAAAACATCTCAGAATGGTGTATCCCTCAAAACGAGGGAAAATCCCCTAAAACGAGGGATAAAACATCCCTCAAATTGGGGGATTGCTATCCCTCAAAACAGGGGAACACAAAAGACACTAATACAAAAGAAAATAGAAAAGATTATTCGTCAGAGAATTCTGGCGAATCCTCTGACCAGCCAGAAAACGACCTTTCTGTGGTGAAACCTGATGCTGCAATTCAGAGCGGCAGCAAATGGGGGACAGCAGAAGACCTGACCGCCGCAGAGTGGATGTTTGACATGGTGAAGACTATCGCGCCATCAGCCAGAAAACCGAATTTTGCAGGGTGGGCTAACGATATCCGCCTGATGCGTGAACGTGACGGACGTAACCACCGCGATATGTGTGTGCTGTTCCGCTGGGCCTGCCAGGACAACTTCTGGTCCGGTAATGTGCTGAGCCCGGCCAAACTCCGCGACAAGTGGACCCAGCTCGAAATCAACCGTAACAAGCAACAGGCAGTCGTGACAGCCAGCAAACCAAAACTCGACCTGACAAACACAGACTGGATTTACGGGGTGGATTTATGAAAAACATCGCCGCACAGATGGTTAACTTTGACCGTGAGCAGATGCGTCGGATCGCCAACAACATGCCGGAACAGTACGACGAAAAGCCTCAGGTACAGCAGGTAGCGCAGATCATCAACGGTGTGTTCAGCCAGTTACTGGCAACTTTCCCGGCGAGCCTGGCTAACCGTGACCAGAACGAACTGAACGAAATCCGCCGCCAGTGGGTTCTGGCTTTCCGGGAAAACGGGATCACCACAATGGAACAGGTTAACGCAGGAATGCGCGTAGCCCGTCGGCAGAATCGACCATTTCTGCCATCACCCGGGCAGTTTGTTGCATGGTGCCGGGAAGAAGCATCCGTTATCGCCGGACTGCCAAACGTCAGCGAGCTGGTTGATATGGTTTACGAGTATTGCCGGAAGCGAGGCCTGTATCCGGATGCGGAGTCTTATCCGTGGAAATCAAACGCGCACTACTGGCTGGTTACCAACCTGTATCAGAACATGCGGGCCAATGCGCTTACTGATGCGGAATTACGGCGCAAGGCTGCCGATGAACTGTCCTGTATGACCGCACGAATTAACCGTGGTGAGGCTATACCTGAACCAGTAAAACAACTTCCTGTCATGGGCGGTAGACCTCTAAATCGTGCACAGGCTCTGGCGAAGATCGCAGAAATCAAAGCTAAGTTTGGGCTGAAAGGAGCAAGTGTATGACGGGCAAAGAGGCAATTATTCATTACCTGGGGACGCATAATAGCTTCTGTGCGCCGGACGTTGCCGCGTTAACAGGCGCAACAGTAACCAGCATAAATCAGGCCGCGGCTAAAATGGCACGGGCAGGTCTTCTGGTTATCGAAGGTAAGGTCTGGCGAACGGTGTATTACCGGTTCGCTACTAGGGAAGAACGGGAAGGAAAGATGAGCACGAACCTGATTTTTAAGGAGTGTCGCCAGAGTGCCGCGATGAAACGGGTATTGGCGGTATATGGAGTTAAAAGATGACCATCTACATCACTGAGCTAATAACAGGCCTGCTGGTAATCGCAGGCCTTTTTATTTGGGGGAGAGGGAAGTCATGAAAAAACTAACCTTTGAAATTCGATCTCCAGCACATCAGCAAAACGCTATTCACGCAGTACAGCAAATCCTTCCAGACCCAACCAAACCAATCGTAGTAACCATTCAGGAACGCAACCGCAGCTTAGACCAAAACAGGAAGCTATGGGCCTGCTTAGGTGACGTCTCTCGTCAGGTTGAATGGCATGGTCGCTGGCTGGATGCAGAAAGCTGGAAGTGTGTGTTTACCGCAGCATTAAAGCAGCAGGATGTTGTTCCTAACCTTGCCGGGAATGGCTTTGTGGTAATAGGCCAGCCAACCAGCAGGATGCGTGTAAGCGAATTTGCGGAGCTATTAGAGCTTATACAGGCATTCGGTACAGAGCGTGGCGTTAAGTGGTCAGACGAAGCGCGACTGGCTCTCGAATGGAAAGCGCGATGGGGAGATCGGGCTGCATGACTATCAAATCAAATACGCCAGCACACGACAAGGACTGCTGGCAAACGCCGCTTTGGCTTTTTGATGCACTGGATATTGAGTTTGGATTCTGGCTGGATTCGGCAGCGAGCGACAAAAACGCTCTGTGCGCTCACTGGCTAACTGAGGCTGACGACGCGCTAAATTCTGAGTGGATAAGCCACGGTGCAATCTGGAATAACCCACCGTACAGCAATATCAGGCCGTGGGTGGAAAAAGCCGCTGAGCAGTGCATACAACAGCGACAGACGGTAGTGATGCTTGTGCCAGAGGATATGTCTGTCGGATGGTTCAGCAAGGCTCTGGAGAGTGTTGACGAAGTTCGTATTATCACTGATGGACGGATTAATTTTATCGAACCATCGACAGGGCTGGAGAAGAAGGGAAACAGCAAAGGCTCCATGCTGCTGATTTGGCGACCGTTCATTAGTCCTCGACGGATGTTTACTATCGTATCCAAAGCGGCATTGATGGCGATCGGGCAGGGCGTCAGGAGGGCGACATGAGGCGACAACGACGAAGTTTCACCGACATCATCTGCGAAAACTGCAAATACCTTCCAACGAAACGCTCCAGAAATAAACGCAAGCCAATCCCAAAAGAATCTGACGTAAAAACCTTCAACTACACGGCTCACCTGTGGGATATCCGGTGGCTAAGACATCGTGCGAGGAATACAAGGTGATTGACCCAAATCGAAGTTACGAACAAGAAAGCGTCGAGCGGGCTTTAACGTGCGCTAATTGCGGTCAGAAGCTGCATGTGCTGGAAGTTCACGTGTGTGAGCACTGCTGTGCAGAGCTGATGAGCGATTCGAATAGCTCGATGCACGAGGAAGAAGATGATGGCTAAACCAGCGCGAAGACGATGTAAAAACGATGAATGTCGGGAATGGTTTCACCCTGCATTCGCTAATCAGTGGTGGTGCTCTCCAGAGTGTGGAACCAAGATAGCACTCGAACGACGAAGTAAAGAACGCGAAAAAGCGGAAAAAGCAGCAGAGAAGAAACGACGACGAGAGGAGCAGAAACAGAAAGATAAACTTAAGATTCGAAAACTCGCCTTAAAGCCCCGCAGTTACTGGATTAAACAAGCCCAACAAGCCGTAAACGCCTTCATCAGAGAAAGAGACCGCGACTTACCATGTATCTCGTGCGGAACGCTCACGTCTGCTCAGTGGGATGCCGGACATTACCGGACAACTGCTGCGGCACCTCAACTCCGATTTGATGAACGCAATATTCACAAGCAATGCGTGGTGTGCAACCAGCACAAAAGCGGAAATCTCGTTCCGTATCGCGTCGAACTGATTAGCCGCATCGGGCAGGAAGCAGTAGACGAAATCGAATCAAACCATAACCGCCATCGCTGGACTGTCGAAGAGTGCAAGGCGATCAAGGCAGAGTACCAACAGAAACTCAAAGACCTGCGAAACAGCAGAAGTGAGGCTGCATGAATATCTACGAAAGAATTGATGGCAGCAAATACCGAAATATTTGGGTAGCTGGCGACCTGCACGGATGCTACACGAACCTGATGAACAAACTGGATACGATTGGATTCGACACCAAAAAAGACCTGCTCATCTCGGTTGGCGATTTGGTTGATCGCGGTACAGAGAACGTCGAATGTCTGGAATTAATCACATTCCCCTGGTTCAGAGCTGTGCGTGGAAACCATGAGCAAATGATGATTGATGGCTTATCAGAGCGTGGAAACGTTAATCACTGGCTGCTTAATGGCGGTGGCTGGTTCTTTAATCTCGATTACGACAAAGAGACTCTGGCTAAAGTTCTTGCCCATAAAGCAGAAGAACTTCCGTTAATCATCGAACTGGTGAGCAAAGATAAAAAATATGTCATTTGCCACGCCGATTATCCTTGTGATAAATACGAGTTTGGAAAGCCAGTTGATCATCAGCAGGTAATCTGGAACCGCGAACGAATCAGCAACTCACAAGACGGGATCGTGAAAGAAATCAAAGGCGCGGACACGTTCATCTTTGGTCATACGCCAGCAGTGAAACCACTCAAATTTGCCAACCAGATGTATATCGATACTGGCGCAGTGTTCTGCGGAAACCTCACATTGATTCAGGTACAGGGAGAAGGCGCATGAGACTCGAAAGCGTAGCTAAATTTCATTCGCCAAAAAGCCCGATGATGAGCGACTCACTACTGGCCACAGTTTATTGGTTTTCGTAACTGAGTCATTTTATTATTTTATTGCAACTTTTAATCTTTTATAGTGCGAAATAAATGGAGCTGGCATTCATTTCGCACTTTATGTTTTTGTTGGACTTATGTTATTTTGATTGAATTCAATTCAGTTAAAAAAAGAAGGTGATTGCTCCATTTATAAATGAATAGTCATCCCCTGTCTTGAATTCTGATGTTACTTTATTAAATGCTAGTGTGAAGGCTACAGGTGCATACCCAATTGTTGCGCCAACTTGATATTCATCAACAGTTTTGTTTAGCGATACTGTTGTTTGTTTCGTCTGTATTGTTTTTCCTTCGAGAGTATAGTTGCGATTGACATCTCGTCTTTCCATACCTGCAAAAATCTTGTATTTGAATCCGCTTGTATCGGACATATGCATTAAACCACGGGGAGCCAGCAGACCAAAGCCATTATCCGAATTGAAGGTTTTATCATTACCAATGGCAATGGTTGCGCCATATGCTACATATTGAAATAAGTTTCCAGTAACAGCAGAAACTTCAGGGTATAATCCAACATTAGCACCTAAAATATCCATACTTGGTGTCATGGATAGCATCCCTTTTACAGTATAACCGTAGCGATTCTCTATTTGATCATCCCATGCATGATATTTTTCTGCCCCAATAATATCATGAGCTTTATTTTGTACTTTCTGACCGCCTGCGTCGGGGCCAACAACACCTATGTCAGTACCTAATCGATAGCGAATCCAGTCATTCGCAAGGGAGTTCCATTCAATACCAGTGTGAGTGTATGCACTAAAAGCTCTGTCTCCAGTTACAGCTGTGTTGTGTCTTTTATTACTGCCTGATGGAGAGTAAATATCTTGCGCAATATGGAGAGATAATTGGCTCGAGTCTGAGATATCGTGGCTATATCCCAGAAATAAGCCTTGTGAGTAATCATCTCTGTTTTCATGTTTATTGCCATAAATATCATTAAGTATTGGTTGAAACTTCCCTGCATCATCATTTGCTAATGATAATGCAAGGCTGTTCGCGATAGCTGAACACGTGGTAAATGACAGAGCAATAAAGACGCCAGCGATGACACTTTTTTTCATATGTTATTGTCTTCCTTTTTTTTGAATGGTGCGCGTATTTTACATACATGAGTTTGTAATACAAGGTGCGTAATCAATATGATGTTTTATAATTGCGTGAGACAATTGATTTATTCGTTTTTTATTGCGGTTTTTATTATCTTTTAATGTAACGGTGTTTTTATTAAGTGTGTTTGCGTGGTGTTTTATGTTTTTTATAATTTTTATTTTATTAAATTTAAATGCATTAGTAATGGCTATTCTATATAGCAATATAAGAACTGTTACAAAAAAAGGGGGGCAATTACAGGTAGTTATGGATGATGAGTGAAACAGATATTGGAGAACCGGGGAATGAATGATGTCTGAGTCTTATATATCAGAACTCCTTCGCTGTCGCTGGGGGCTCCTGTGCTTATGTCGTTTCCCCGATTCGGTTTTGAACGATTACCGAATGTTGAAGAATTATGCCAAAATATAGAAAGGATTTACTGCATGAATACCCAATATTTACAGTATGTTCGTGAGCAACTTATGGCAGCTACTGCTGACTTGAACGGAGCAACGAAAGGCCAGCTCGAAGCCTGGCAGGAGCATGCACAATTTGATACTGGTACATACAAACGAAAGAAGCCGCGCATTCTGGATGTGGTAACTGGCAAGATGATTACGCTGGATAATACGCCGACTTCCGGTAAGCAGTCGTACGCAAAAGGTTCATCCATTGCTTTGGTCAGCCCGGTTGAATTCTCAACCTCTTCATGGCGCCGCGCGGTTTTGTCTCTCGATGAACATCAGAAAGCATGGTTGCTTTGGTGTTACAGCGAAAGCGTTCGATGGGGGCATCAGGTCACCATAACGCAATGGGCATGGAGCGAGTTTAAAGATTTGTTAAGTAACAGAAAAATTGCAGGTAAGACACTGGATCGCCTGAAGACGTTAATCTGGCTGGCTGCACAGGATGTGAAGAGCGAACTTGCAGGGCGTGAGGCCTATGAATACCAGACACTGGCATCATTGGTGGGAGTGACAACAAAAAACTGGTCCGAGACATTTACTGAACGCTGGGTTGCAATGAAGCACATTTTTCTACAGCTTGATAGTGATGCTTTATTGCTTGTGACGAGAACACGTTCAAAACAAAAGGCAGCATTTTTACAGCAAAATATTGCAAAACTGGATTAAAAGCCATATACTTCATGCAAATTTGGTATGTTGTAAAAAATGTATAAACCCGCTGCCGAGTGGGTTTTTTTTATGCCCTGAGTTGTACTTGTACGGTAAACATGCTGGCTGCTATGTAATAGAGTTTTTTTAGCCTGTAACCTCTTGACGGCATTGAATTGCTTTTGTTATGAGTTGTAAGCCAATGTTATCATCTTGTATTGGGGTGGTTATGAAGGATGGTGCGCTGCTCAGGAGTTCTTCACTTTTTATTGCCTACATGGGATGCCTTGGATGGGGGAGTGCTTATTTCTATGGATGGGGTACTTCTTTTTACTACGGCTTCCCATGGTGGATTGTAGGTGCAGGTGTTGATGATGTTGCCAGAAGTTTATTTTTTGCAGTTATCGTCATTGCTATATTTCTTATCGGTTGGGGTATTGGTGTTGTATTCTTTTTCGCAGTGAAAAGAAAACATTCTATGCAAGAGCTAAATGTATTTCGCCTTTATTTTGCTGTGGAATTATTGTTTGTGCCGGCAATTATTGAGTTTTCTATATTGAGACAGAAGATTCAGGTACCTCTTTTGCTACTGTCAGCAGCGATTGCGCTGGCGGTTACAATTTCGATAAGATCTTATGGGCGATTTTTATCGGTATCATGCTTCTATGATAAGCCATTTATAAAAAAACATTTTTTTGAGATTGTGATGATTGCTTTTGTGGCATATTTTTGGCTTTTTTCATTTCTGACAGGATATTACAAACCACAGTTTAAGAAAGAATATGAAATGATTAATTATAATGATGGTTGGTATTATGTTCTTGCTCGTTATGATAATTGTCTGGTTTTGTCTACTTCTTTCAATGCAGGTAGTAAAAGGTTTGTCATTTATCAATCAGCACAAGATAAGAATCTTCAGGTTGATATTGTAAGGACCAGAATTTAATTGGCTGCATAAATAATATTTTAAGTTGCAAGTTGGCTATTCGTAGGAATAGAACCTTAGGCATGCTGAATGCGTTTTCTGAACATTGTTTTATAAACTGTGTCTGCTTGCTGTTGTGATCCTGCTTTTAGTGATGGTGATGATGGATTTCACCAGCAGGATAATGTTGGTACTGACTGATGGCGCTCTGGTCTGCGGCATTGTGGTATTGCTGTGGCCGATGATGAAAGAACAGAATGAATAATTCTTGACTTTTTTGTTTACTGTTTATTAAAAAATCAACCGCATGGTGAATCCTCCTTGGAGGGGCTAAATGATCGAGTTTTAAGGGCACGTAGCGAGTTCTGTTTGATCATTGCAGAACTTAGCGGGAGGCGCCATGCGTACATCACTAGTGTTATTCCTTTTATCATTTTCCTTGTGAGTTCTGGCTGCGCATTGCGCAGCCTTTTTTTTATGACCTGCCACTGGCAGATGGTCATCCTGTGATTTGATTCCGCTTCCGGCTTTTTAACTCTGTTCCTCTACACGGGAGAAATTCGATGTCGATTAAACATTACGATGTTGTCAGGGCGGCGTCGCCGTCAGACCTTGCGGAAAAGCTGACACACAAACTGAAAGAGGGCTGGCAGCCATACGGCGGACCGGTTGCCATTACGCCGTACACACTGATGCAGGCGGTGGCTATTGAAGGAGAGCCACAGGTCGGCCCTTCATCTGAGCCGGATTGGTACTACGTCATCGTACTGGCCGGGCAGTCCAATGCCATGGCTTACGGTGAAGGGCTTCCGCTGCCGGATTCATACGATGCTCCGGATCCGCGCATTAAACAGCTGGCGCGCCGCAGTACAGTGACGCCGGGCGGGGCTGCCTGCAGATATAACGATATTATTCCGGCTGACCACTGTCTGCATGATGTGCAGGATATGAGTACGCTGAATCATCCGAGGGCTGACCTGAGCAAAGGGCAGTACGGCTGTGTCGGTCAGGGTTTACATATTGCCAAAAAACTGCTCCCGTATATCCCGAATAACGCGGGGATCCTGCTGGTACCATGCTGTCGTGGTGGTTCGGCATTTACCCAGGGCGCGGAGGGGACATTCAGCGAGTCCACGGGGGCCAGTCAGGATTCGGCACGCTGGGGGGTGGGCAAGCCGTTATATCAGGATCTGATTTCCCGCACAAAAGCGGCATTGCAGAAAAATCCCAAAAACGTTCTGCTGGCCGTCTGCTGGATGCAGGGTGAGTTTGACATGAGCGCCGCCACCCACGCACAGCAACCTGCGCTGTTTACAGCCATGCTGACACAGTTTCGTGCTGACCTCTCCGTGTTTAACGCGCAGTGCCATGGTGGCAGTGCTGCAGATGTGCCGTGGGTTTGTGGTGACACGACGTATTACTGGAAAAATACATACGCTACCCAGTACGACACCGTGTACGGCGGGTATAAAAACAGGGAGAGTGAGGGCGTTTATTTTGTGCCCTTCATGACAGATGGTAACGGCGTCAATACCGCCACTAACGCGCCGGCAGAAGATCCGGATATTCCGGCATCAGGATATTACGGTGCGGCATCGAGAACGAATGGAAACCAGGTATCATCAAACCGCCCGACACATTTCAGTTCATGGGCGCGCAGGAGCATTATTCCGGATCGTCTGGCAACCGCTATTCTGAACGCAGCCGGGCGCACCTCAGCCTTCATCAGTGGTAAGGCACCGGAAATCAAACCCTCGCCCGGCGGCAACACGCCATCGGGTCCGTCTGCAGATACGTCCGTTCGCACAATCTCCCTGCTGCCGGCAGCCGGAGAGGCTGCTGCGCAGGGCTGGAGCATTAAGGATGGCGGAATTCAGTTGTCAGATGGTGTATTTAAGATCACCAAGCAGAGCAATAAAACCTGGTCCCTGACGCATCCGGTGGATGACGCAATTACCCTGCTGACACAGGGCGGCAGACTGACCTGTAAGTTCCGCCTGTCAGGCGCACTGACCAACAATCAGTTCGGGCTGGGGATTTATCTGTATACGGATGCTCCCGTTCCTGATGGTGTGGCGATGACGGGTACCGGTAATCCGTTCCTGATGTCGTACTTCACTCAGACCACTGACGGCAGAGTGAATCTGATGCATCACAGGAAAGCCGGAAACACGAAGCTGGGGGAGTTCGGCGATTACGGTAACGACTGGCAGACGCTGGAGCTGGTGTTCACCGCCGGCAGTGCCACGGTTACTCCGAAACTGAATGGAGTGGCTGGCCCGGCATTCCAGGTTATAAAAGACAGTCTGACACTGGGACTGAATGCGCTGACGCTGACGGATGTTACAAAAAATGCAGCGTATGGCGTTGAGATAGAAAGTCTGATGCTGGAGATAAATGCACCGGCAGCATAATAAAAAAAGCCAGCGACTGACCTGAAAAAGAAGACGCTGGCTAAAAGGCCTTATATGTTTGTAGAGACTTATTTTTCACAGACAGCAATGATGCCTGTCAATATATTATCAATATGCGGATTGTTTCAGTTACAGATGCCTTATTAAGGAAAAAAACAGCCAGCACTGACTTTCGGTGGAGAGGTGCTGGCTCAAAAGGATAGATGTACTTCACATGTTGCTTCTATATGGCAGTACATTTTCTGACAGACAGTGACGGATGTTGTCAAGATATTGTGTCATTTATAACCTGAATCAGGGGAGGCCGGAATGTTATCTGGCATTTTTAGCAGAGCCTGAATGCCATAATCACGGCTCCCGGCGTTGGCCGTCAGTGGGTGACACTGGCGGCTTTTTTGTTTTTCTTTACTTTCATTTTCTGTCGGCGGTGACGGAGACATACATCAGATGGAAAAAATCACAACAGGTGTGTCATACACCACGTCAGCGGTGGGGACGGGATACTGGTTACTGCAGCTGCTGGACAAAGTCTCTCCGTCCCAGTGGGTGGCAATAGGTGTGCTGGGAAGTCTGCTGTTTGGCCTGCTGACGTATCTGACAAATCTTTATTTCAAGATTAAAGAAGATAAGCGTAAGGCTGCGAGAGGTGAATAATGTCGCCGTCATTACGCAAGGCTGTTGCAGCTGCTATTGGTGGTGGGGCTGTTGCCATAGCGTCTGTGCTCATCACTGGTCCAGGTGGTAACGATGGTCTGGAAGGTGTCAGCTACATACCATACAAAGATATCGTTGGCGTATGGACTGTATGTCACGGACACACCGGAAAAGACATCATGCCCGGTAAAACGTATACCGAAGCAGAATGCAAAGCCCTCCTGAATAAAGACCTTGCCACGGTCGCCAGACAAATTAACCCGTACATCAACGTCGATATACCGGAAACAACGCGCGGCGCTCTTTACTCGTTCGTTTACAACGTGGGCGCTGGCAATTTCAGAACATCGACGCTTCTTCGCAAAATAAACCAGGGCGATATCAAAAGCGCATGTGATCAGCTACGGCGCTGGACATACGCTGGCGGTAAGCAATGGAAAGGGCTGATGACTCGCCGCGAGATTGAGCGTGAAGTCTGTTTGTGGGGGCAACAATGAGCAGGGTAACCGTTATTATCTCCGCTCTGGTTATCTGCATTATCGCCTGCCTGTCATGGGCTGTTAATCTTTACCGTGATAACGCCATCGCCTACAAAGAGCAGCGCGATAAAGCCACATCCATCATCGCTGATATGCAGAAGCGGCAACGTGATGTAGCAGAACTTGACGCCAGATACACAAAGGAGCTTGCTGATGCTAATGCGACTATCGAAAGTCTCCGTGCTGATGTTTCTGCTGGGCGTAAGCGCCTGCAAGTCTTCGCCACCTGTGCAAAGTCAACGACCGGAGCCAGCAGCATGGGCGATGGAGAAAGCCCAGGACTTACAGCAGATGCTGAACTCAATTATTACCGTCTCCGAGGTGGAATCGACAAGATAACCGCGCAGGTTAACTACCTGCAGGAATACATCAGGACGCAGTGCTTAAAATAATTTTAATTTCACTGAAATTTAACAAGTGACTTTCAGGAAAATGCCTCGCAGATGCGGGGCATTTTTGTACCGGTATTTCACCGCGCACCGCAGCGCACAATAAACACCGAACCTGACCCTTTGGAATGGGCCTTTGAGGATACCAGTTAGTGCTGGCGAGCCTCGGTGGGCTGGTTTCCTATGCGGCAAAGGTTCATTTCAAAGAAGCAGGCAACGCCATGAATGAATTAATTGCGAATCATGACTTCGACTTTCGCCAGTTAGTTACCGCAGCAGAAGGTCAACCGGTAACTGACACCTTCCAGATTGCCAGGGCATTTGGTAAACGCCATCAGCATGTGATTAGGGCTATTAAATGTTTGAGATGTTCTGAGGAATTCTCGACAACCCATTTTGGGCCGTCGAGAAAATCAATGACTTAGGTATTTTTGACAAGAAACAGATTTACTACCGCATGGACTTTAGTGGCTTCGTTATGCTGGTTATGGGATTTAACGGGGCAAAAGCCGATGCTGTTAAAGAAGCCTATATCAATGCGTTTAACTGGATGTCAGCAGAACTCCGTAAGTACAGCGAAAGTTATGAAGCAGAACGCAACGCCATAATGCTGGAGTATATGAAAGAGAAGGATGTCGCCAGTATGTCTGGCCGGCTGCTCAATCGCTGGGGAAGAACGAAAAAACCTCAATTGCTTGCAAAGCTGAAACGCCTGGAGAGACAGGGACAGTTTTTATTACCGGGATTCGATAAGGGTATTCAAGTCTGACACATCATGCGCAGTATCGTCGCTGTATTCCCGCATTAACCATGACCGTAGCCCGACGGGAAATTCCTTCTGCGTGAGTGTGCGGGAATAATCAAAAACGATGCACACCGGGTTTTACTGTGCTGACAGACGCAGGGTTACCCTCATAGTCGCTTTTCCGGTGCGATGGTGGAAGAAACCGGGATGTTCATCCATCATCACTTTGGATTGATGTATATGCTCTCTTTTCTGACGTTAGTCTCCGACGGCAGGCTTCAATGACCCAGGCTGAGAAATTCCCAGACCCTTTTTGCTCAAGAGCGATGTTAATTTGTTCAATCATTTGGTTAGGAAAGCGGATGTTGCGGGTTGTTGTTCTGCGGGTTCTGTTCTTCGTTGACATGAGGTTGCCCCGTATTCAGTGTCGCTGATTTGTATTGTCTGAAGTTGTTTTTACGTTAAGTTGATGCAGATCAATTAATACGATACCTGCGTCATAATTAATTATTTGACGTGGTTTGATGGCGTAGATGCACGTTGTGACATGTAGATGATAATTATTATCATTTTGCGGGTCCTTTCCGGCGATCCGACAGGTTACGGGGCGGCGACCTCGCGGGTTTTCGCTATTTATGAAAATTTTCCGGGATCCATGTCCGGTTTCTCTGCAAGTTAACTATATGAAAAATATAAAAACAGGCTGTCCGTGAACCGGACATGTGCAAAAAACGGACATGTAAACCGGACATGACCGGTTTTGTTGTGATTGTGAGGTGAGAGTTTTTGCGAGGTGAGGAGTGGCTACGCAGACTGAAGTTGCCAGGCATTTAAGTCTGACCGATCGCCAGCTTCGCAGATTGCAGAAATTGCCGGGTGCCCCGATATCGAATAAGCGAGGGCAACTGGATCTGGATGCCTGGCGCGATTTTTACATATCGTATCTGAGGAGAAGTAAAAACGATGTGCCTGATGGCGATAGCGAAGACGACTATGAGGAGAAATTGCTTATTGCCAGATGGGAACTGACAGCAGAACAGGCTGTTACACAGCAGTTAAAAAATGAGGTGTCAAAAGGAAAACTTATTGACACCGGGTTCTGTATTTTTGCCCTCAGTAAGCTGGCAATGGCGTTATCCAGTACGCTTGATTCCATCCCTTTATCCATGCAGCGACAGTTTCCTGATTTAACACCGCGCCATCTTGACCATCTGAAAACCCTTATTGCGAAGGGGGCAAATCAGTGTGCGCGGGCAGGGGATAAATTACCGGATTTACTCGATGAATATATCAGAGCAACAACTGAATAATATGATGGCTGCCGTTTCGGTTGCGCTGCAGCCTCTGGTCAGGGTTGTACCAATGACGGCAGTTGAATGGGCTGATCAAAATTATTATCTGCCTAAAGAATCCTCATACGGTGACGGCGAATGGAAAACGCTGCCATTCCAGATCGCCATTATGAACTGTATGGGTAACGACCAGGTTCGCACGGTTAACCTGATTAAATCTGCCCGTGTTGGCTATACAAAGATGTTGCTGGGGGTGGTCGGGTATTTTATTGAGCATAAATCCCGAAACAGTCTGCTTTTTCAGCCCACGGATTCTGCCGCTGAAGATTTTATGAAGTCTCACGTGGAGGCGACGATTCGGAACGTGCCATGCCTGAAAGACCTTTCTCCATGGCTGGGTCGTAAACATCGTGACAATACTCTCACGCTGAAACGCTTTTCATCGGGCGTGGGTTTCTGGTGCCTGGGCGGTGCAGCCGCCAAAAACTACCGTGAAAAATCCGTGGACGTGGTCTGCTATGACGAGCTTTCCTCGTTCGAACCGGATGTCGAAAAAGAGGGCTCGCCAACCCTGCTTGGGGATAAGCGTATTGAGGGCTCTGTATGGCCAAAATCCATTCGCGGCTCGACGCCTAAAATCAAAGGCACCTGCCAGATCGAAAAAGCGGCCAACGAGTCGGCGCATTTCATGCGTTTTTATGTGCCCTGCCCGCACTGTGGGGAGGCGCAGTATCTGAAATTTGGCGATGAATCCACGCCTTTTGGCCTTAAATGGGAGAAGGACAGCCCCGAAAGCGTTTTCTACCTCTGTGAACATCATGGCTGCGTGATCCATCAGTCTGAGCTTGACCAGAGTAACGGGCGCTGGATCTGTGAAAACACGGGGATGTGGACCCGTGACGGTCTGACGTTTTTCAGCGCTGCGGGTAATGAAATTCCGCCGCCGCGCTCCATCACGTTCCATATCTGGACGGCGTACAGTCCGTTCACCACCTGGGTACAGATTGTCTATGACTGGCTGGATGCACTGAAAGATCCCAACGGCCTGAAAACCTTTGTGAACACCACGCTGGGCGAGACCTGGGAAGAGGCCGTGGGCGAAAAACTCGATCACCAGGTACTGATGGATAAGGTGGTGCGTTACACGGCGGCGGTGCCTGCCCGGGTGGTTTATCTGACGGCGGGCATTGACTCGCAGCGAAACCGTTTTGAGATGTATGTCTGGGGATGGGCTCCGGGAGAGGAAGCCTTTCTGGTGGATAAAATCATCATTATGGGGCGTCCTGATGAGGAAGAGACGCTGTTACGTGTGGATGCGGCGATCAACAAAAAATACCGCCATGCGGATGGCACCGAAATGACTATTTCCCGTGTCTGCTGGGACACCGGGGGGATCGATGGTGAAATTGTTTATCAGAGATCAAAAAAACACGGTGTTTTCCGGGTGCTGCCGGTAAAAGGCGCATCTGTCTATGGCAAGCCGGTGATCACCATGCCAAAAACCCGCAATCAGCGGGGCGTGTATCTGTGTGAAGTGGGAACGGACACCGCAAAAGAAATTCTCTATGCCCGTATGAAAGCCGATCCCACGCCTGCGGATGAAGCCACGTCGTATGCCATCCGTTTTCCTGATGATCCGGAGATTTTTTCGCAGACAGAGGCGCAGCAACTGGTGGCGGAAGAGCTGGTGGAGAAGTGGGAAAAAGGAAAGATGCGTCTGCTGTGGGATAACAAAAAGCGGCGTAACGAAGCGCTGGACTGCCTGGTGTATGCCTACGCGGCATTACGTGTGTCCGTGCAACGCTGGCAGCTTGATCTGGCTGTACTGGCAAAATCCCGGGAAGAAGAGACGACCCGGCCAACCCTGAAAGAACTGGCAGCGAAGCTGTCCGGAGGAGTGAATGGTTACAGTCGCTGAACTGCAGGCGCTGCGTCAGGCGCGCCTTGATTTATTAACCGGTAAACGGGTGGTGTCTGTCCAGAAAGATGGTCGCAGAATTGAATATACGGCGGCTTCTCTGGATGAGCTTAACCGGGCGATCAATGATGCGGAGTCGGTACTGGGGACAACCCGGCGTCGCCGTCGTCCGCTGGGAGTGAGGTTATGAAACGAACGCCTGTCCTGATTGATGTGAACGGCGTTCCGCTTCGTGAGAGTCTCAGCTACAACGGGGGCGGTGCAGGATTTGGCGGGCAAATGGCGGAGTGGTTGCCACCGGCGCAGAGTGCCGATGCGGCCCTGCTGCCCGCGTTGCGTCTGGGGAATGCCCGGGCAGATGATCTGGTGCGCAATAACGGAATAGCGGCTAATGCGGTGGCACTGCATAAGGATCACATTGTCGGGCATATGTTTCTTATCAGCTACCGTCCGAACTGGCGCTGGCTGGGGATGCGGGAGACCGCAGCAAAAAGCTTTGTCGATGAGGTGGAGGCGGCCTGGTCGGAATACGCCGAAGGGATGTCTGGCGAGATCGACGTGGAAGGAAAACGCACGTTCACGGAATTTATCCGTGAAGGTGTGGGCGTTCATGCGTTTAACGGCGAAATCTTTGTGCAGCCGGTCTGGGATACGGAAACCACGCAGTTATTCCGTACGCGTTTTAAAGCCGTGAGTCCGAAACGGGTGGACACGCCAGGACACGGTATGGGGAACCGTTTTCTGCGGGCCGGGGTGGAGGTCGATCGATATGGTCCGTGCCGTTGCGTACCATATCTGTGAGGATGATTTTCCTCGCTCCGGGAGTGGACGATGGGAACGGATCCCGCGTGAACTTCCCACCGGGCGTCCGGCCATGCTGCATATTTTCGAGCCGGTGGAGGACGGGCAGACCCGTGGGGCCAATCAGTTTTACAGCGTCATGGAACGGCTGAAGATGCTCGATTCCCTGCAGGCAACACAGCTTCAGTCGGCCATTGTGAAAGCCATGTATGCAGCGACGATTGAAAGTGAACTTGATACCGAAAAGGCCTTTGAATATATCGCCGGTGCGCCGCAGGGGCAGAAGGATAATCCGCTTATTAATATTCTGGAGAAGTTCTCCAGCTGGTATGACACGAATAACGTGACGCTGGGTGGTGTCAAAATTCCGCACCTTTTCCCCGGTGATGATCTGAAACTACAGACTGCGCAGGATTCAGACAATGGATTTTCGGCGCTTGAACAGGCGCTGCTGCGGTATATCGCCGCCGGTCTTGGCGTTTCCTACGAACAGTTGTCCCGTGATTACTCGAAGGTCAGTTATTCAAGTGCCAGGGCCTCTGCCAATGAGTCGTGGCGCTATTTTATGGGGCGGCGAAAATTTATTGCGGCCCGGCTGGCCACGCAGATGTTTTCCTGCTGGCTGGAAGAGGCACTTCTTCGGGGGATTATCCGTCCGCCACGGGCGCGTTTTGATTTTTATCAGGCGCGATCAGCCTGGTCACGGGCAGAGTGGATTGGTGCCGGAAGAATGGCCATTGACGGGCTCAAGGAGGTTCAGGAATCGGTGATGCGCATTGAGGCCGGACTGAGCACGTATGAGAAAGAGCTGGCGCTGATGGGCGAGGATTATCAGGACATTTTCCGCCAGCAGGTCAGGGAATCTGCAGAGCGGCAAAAAGCCGGACTCTCACGTCCGGTGTGGATAGCGCAGGCGTATCAGCAGCAGATAGCGGAGAGTCGCAGGCCGGAAGAGGAGACAACACCCCGTGAGACGTAATCTTTCACACATTATTGCCGCAGCATTCAATGAACCGCTGCTTCTGGAGCCCGCCTATGCGCGGGTTTTCTTTTGCGCGCTCGGGCGCGAGATGGGGGCAGCAAGTCTTTCGGTACCACAACAGCAGGTACAGCTTGATGCTCCCGGAATGCTGGCTGAAACGGACGAGTACATGGCCGGAGGTAAACGACCGGCCCGTGTTTACCGGGTGGTGAACGGTATTGCTGTACTGCCGGTGACCGGCACGCTGGTGCACCGGCTGGGGGGTATGCGGCCATTTTCCGGAATGACAGGCTATGACGGCATTGTCGCCTGTCTTCAGCAGGCAATGGCGGATAGCCAGGTGCGGGGCGTACTGCTGGACATTGACAGTCCGGGCGGGCAGGCCGCCGGCGCGTTTGACTGCGCTGACATGATTTACCGCCTCCGTCAGCAGAAGCCGGTCTGGGCACTGTGCAATGACACGGCCTGTTCTGCAGCCATGCTGCTGGCGTCGGCCTGCTCCCGACGGCTGGTTACCCAGACATCCCGTATCGGCTCCATTGGCGTGATGATGAGCCATGTCAGCTATGCCGGTCATCTGGCGCAGGCCGGTGTGGATATCACGCTGATTTACTCAGGGGCGCACAAGGTGGATGGCAATCAGTTTGAAGCCTTACCGGCAGAGGTTCGCCAGGACATGCAGCAGCGCATTGATGCGGCGCGCCGGATGTTTGCCGAAAAAGTGGCCATGTTTACCGGTCTGTCTGTTGATGCCGTCACGGGAACAGAGGCCGCCGTTTTTGAAGGTCAGTCCGGCATTGATGCCGGGCTGGCGGATGAATTAGTCAATGCGTCGGATGCCATCAGCGTGATGGCCACGGCGCTGAACAGTAATGTCAGAGGAGGCACTATGCCGCAATTAACTGCAACGGAAGCCGCCGCGCAGGAGAACCAGCGAGTGATGGGGATCCTGACATGCCAGGAAGCGAAAGGACGTGAACAGCTTGCCACGATGCTGGCAGGACAACAGGGCATGAGCGTTGAACAGGCCCGGGCGATTCTGGCCGCGGCGGCACCGCAGCAGCCGGTGGCATCCACGCAGAGTGAAGCCGATCGCATTATGGCGTGTGAAGAAGCGAACGGTCGTGAACAACTGGCGGCAACGCTGGCGGCGATGCCGGAGATGACGGTGGAAAAAGCCCGCCCGATCCTGGCTGCTTCACCGCAGGCGGATGCCGGACCCTCACTCCGTGATCAGATCATGGCACTGGATGAGGCAAAAGGGGCTGAGGCGCAGGCTGAACAGCTGGCTGCCTGCCCGGGATGACTGTGAGAGCGCCCGGGCTGTGCTGCTGCGGATCAGTAAGGCAGAACCCGGTCTCTGCATCCACAACCGCCCTGTTTGAACGCATCATGGCGAACCATTCACCGGCAGCGGTACAGGGTGGCGTGCCACAGACGTCAGCAGACGGTGATGCGGACGTGAAAATGCTCATGGCTATGCCATGAAGTCAGTGCTGACCATCAACAGGAGGTTTTTACAATATGGTAACGAAAACCATCACTGAACAGCGTGCGGAAGTACGTATTTTTGCCGGTAATGATCCGGCTCATACCGCCACAGGCAGCAGCGGGATTTCCTCGGCAACACCGGCACTGACGCCCCTGATGCTGGATGAAGCTACCGGGAAACTGGTGGTCTGGGACGGACAGAAAGCCGGTAGTGCGGTTGGCATACTGGTACTGCCGCTTGAAGGCACAGAGACGGTACTGACGTATTACAAGTCGGGGACCTTTGCGACGGAGGCAATCCGCTGGCCTGAAAGTGTGGATGAACACAAAAAGGCAAATGCCTTTGCCGGCAGTGCCCTGAGTCACGCGGCGCTGCCGTAACACGTTATCAGGCCACCGCGGTGGCCTGACTGATTTCTGAATGAAAGGAACTGATTTATGGGATTGTTTACGACCCGCCAGTTACTCGGTTATACCGAACAAAAAGTGAAATTTCGTGCGCTGTTTCTGGAGCTGTTTTTCCGCCGTACGGTGAATTTCCATACCGAAGAGGTGATGCTGGACAAAATTACCGGAAAAACGCCGGTGGCGGCCTATGTCTCCCCGGTTGTTGAAGGAAAAGTGCTGCGTCATCGCGGTGGTGAAACCCGCGTGTTACGTCCGGGCTACGTCAAGCCGAAACACGAATTTAATTACCAGCAGGCGGTTGAGCGTCTTCCCGGTGAAGATCCGGCTCAACTGAACGACCCGGCCTACCGTCGTCTGCGTATCATCACCGATAACCTCAAACAGGAAGAGCATGCCATTGTCCAGGTGGAAGAAATGCAGGCGGTGAATGCCGTGCTGTATGGCAAATACACCATGGAAGGGGATCAGTTTGATACTGTCGAGGTGGATTTTGGACGCTCTGAAGGAAATAACATTGAGCAGGCCGACGGTAAAAAATGGTCTGAGCAGGACCGTGATACGTTTGATCCGACGCATGATATTGACCTCTACTGCGATCAGGCCAGCGGTCTTGTGAATATTGCCATTATGGACGGTACTGTCTGGCGTCTGCTGAATGGTTTTAAGCTGTTCCGAGAAAAACTGGATACCCGTCGCGGCTCAAATTCACAACTCGAAACGGCAGTGAAAGACCTGGGGGCGGTGGTGTCTTTCAAAGGGTATTACGGCGATCTGGCCATTGTGGTGGCGAAAACGTCTTATGTGGCAGAGGACGGTACCGAAAAACGTTATCTGCCGGAGGGCACGCTGGTCCTGGGAAATACGGCTGCAGATGGGATCCGTTGTTACGGTGCCATTCAGGATGCGCAGGCGTTGTCCGAAGGTGTGGTGGCTTCTTCCCGTTACCCGAAACACTGGCTGACCGTGGGCGATCCGGCCCGTGAATTTACCATGACGCAGTCCGCACCGCTGATGGTGCTGCCGGATCCGGATGAGTTTGTGGTGGTGCAGGTGAAATAATCCGTGAGCGGGGGCGAAATGCCCCCGTGTCTTTTTTCACAGGGGGCTGATATGGCAACAAAAGAAGAAAATCAGAAACGTCTTCGTCAACTGGCTGGCCTGCTGGGGCGCGAGGCGGATATGTCGGGGAGTGCTGCGGATATTGCGCAACGTGTGTCTGAGTGGGAAGAGGAGCTTGCTGCTTCCCGGGAGGGCATTATGCCTGGTGATGAGAGCGGGCCTGAGCAAAATCACACAGACGATGGTGAGCAGTTGCACAACACTGATGCTACGGATGATGTTAAAGCGGTCCGTGTGCGGCAATGCCTGCATGTGATGGGGTATTGCCCGGAGACAGGCCGTCCCGTTGAACTGACGTACCGGGGCATGCGTGTTCTGGTGCCATCACCACTGGCGACAGCCATGATACAGCACGGAACGGCTGAGCATGCGTGATTTTCAGAATGCCTTTGATGCTGCCCTTGCCGGGGTGGACAGCACGATTGTTGAAGTGATGGGGCTCTGTGCGCAGTTCACCTCGGGGGCACAGTGTGGCAGCGAAGTTCAGGGGGTTTTTGACGATCCGGAGTCGCTGGGGTTTGCCGGTAGCGGGGTCCGTATTGAAGGAAGCTGCCCGTCATTATTTGTACGGACGGATACGGTTCGTGCTGTGCGGCGTGGTGACACGCTGACCATTAATGGTGAGACATTCTGGGTGGATCGTGTTTCTCCGGATGACGGGGGCAGTTGTTATCTCTGGCTCAACCGTGGGCAACCACCGGCAGTTAACCGGCGACGATAAACGCAGGGTGAATTATGGCGATAAAAGGGCTTGATCAGGCGATTGAAAATCTGAGCCGGGTTCGTAAAAACGCCATTCCGGCGGCTTCAGCAATGGCCATTAACCGCGTGGCCACAACGGCGATTAATCAGTCTTCGTCACAGGTTGCCCGGGAGACCAGGGTGAGCCGGAAACTGGTAAAGGAACGGTCCAGACTGAAACGGGCCACGGTCAGAAATCCGAATGCCAGAATTATCGTTAACCGCGGTGATCTCCCGGTGATTAAGCTGGGGATCAGGATGCCGGGGCGTCGTCCGGACAGCATACTCAAAGCCGGTCAGCATCGTTATCAGCGGGCATTTATTCAGCGATTAAAAAATGGTCGCTGGCATGTCATGCAGCGTGTGGCCGGGAAAAACCGTTACCCCATTGATGTGGTGAAAATCCCGATGGCGGCCCCACTGAAACAGGCGTTTGATGAAAACGTTGACCGTATCCGGCGTGAACGCCTGCCCGGAGAACTGGCATATGCGCTGAAACAACAACTGAGGATTGCGATAAAACGATGAAACATACTGATATCCGTGCTGCAGTGCTGGATGCACTGGAGCTGCATGAACACGGGGCGACGCTGTTTGATGGTCGCCCCGTTGTTTTTGACGAAGAGGATTTTCCCGCGGTCGCGGTTTATCTGACGGATGCAGAGTATACCGGTGAAGAGCTGGATGCGGATACCTGGCGGGCCACACTGCATATTGAAGTTTTCCTGCCTGCTCAGGTGCCGGATTCAGAGCTGGATTCGTGGATGGAGTCCCGGATTTATCCGGCGATGTCCGCGATCCCTGCACTGGCAGGGATGATTACCACGATGGTTCAGCAGGGCTATGACTATCGTCGTGATGACGATATGGCGTTATGGAGCTCTGCAGATTTGACTTATTCCATTACATACGAGATGTGAGGACGATATGCCAACACCAAATCCCCTGGCGCCGGTAAAAGGTGCCGGTACCACTCTGTGGGTTTACACCGGCAAGGGTGATGCTTATGCAAACCCGTTGTCAGATGATGACTGGCAGCGACTGGCTAAGGTGAAGGATCTGACGCCGGGCGAGATGACGGCAGAATCCTACGATGATAACTACCTGGATGATGAAGACGCGGACTGGAGCGCGACCGGGCAGGGACAGAAATCTGCAGGTGATACCAGTTTTACACTGGCCTGGAAACCGGGAGAAGAAGGTCAGAAAGGGCTTATAGGCTGGTTTGAAAGCGGGGATGTGCGGGCCTATAAAATCCGTTTCCCGAACGGCACGGTGGATGTGTTCCGTGGCTGGGTCAGCAGTATCGGTAAGGCCGTAACGGCGAAGGAAGTGATCACCCGTACGGTGAAAGTGACCAACGTGGGTAAACCTTCCGTGGCGGAAGAACGCAGCGAAATTACGCCGGCCACTGCAATTAAGGTGACACCGACATCCGGTACCGTGGAAAAAGGAAAAACAACCACCCTGACTGTTTCTTTTGAGCCGGAAAGTGCAACCGACAAGACGTTCAGAGCGGTTTCCGCCGATCCGTCAACGGGAACCATTGCTGTGAAAGATATGGTGATCACTGTGACGGGGGTTAAGGCTGGAAAAGTGAGTATCCCCGTGATTTCCGGTAATGGTCAGTTTGCCACGGTAGCTGAA